ATTTCTGCGTCTACAATATTTACAATTGAGTTAACAGGCGCATTTGTGTTTGCAGAACTGTTTATTCGATATACCACCGTTATAGCAGTGTTGCTGGGGCTGATTCCTAGCCGATCTGTTTTTAATAAGGCTGCAGGATCAAATGAGGAATCAGTGATATATTCTTTACCGTGCTGGTTAAGAAGCACACTTGCAGGGTCAACAACTGACTCTTTGTCCTCGTTCGAACCAAAGCCAAACTGTATAACTATTTTATCCTTCTCTTTCCTTGTTGTGAATCTGCGAGGCACGGCGATGGGTTTCAAAATATTTGGAACTGTTTTTCGATCTGTATTTCTGTTTATTAAGGGAACGTATATGGTATTTTGAGTTAAATAATCAACTTCATAATATGTATTTCCCTCAGAATCTGTAACAGAGACAATTTCTGTTACATTTTGAGCGGCTATCTCAATAGTTCTAAACTTTTGATAGCTCCCAACAGTTTGTGTCTCTACTGCTAATTCTCCGGAGATGGCTTGGCCTCGGGCGCGAACTGCGTATGTGAGCGGAGTACCTGTAGTGGCGTCTACTTGGCCCACAACTATCTCTGACTTGTCATTGTCTTCAAAGTTTACATCCTCTAAGTGTAAATATTTTTCCTTCACCAGTAGAAAATTTAGAACCTCTTTTGACAATGGGCGCATAATCTAGATTCGGCGCTCCATTTTCTGCGGGGATGAGAACAAACATTGTCATTGTCCCGTAAGAAGCAGGTGATAATGCTGCATTGTATCCAAACTGTTTGGCCAATTTAACAACATTATTATATTCAATGGCAGTATCTAAAAAAGATTCATTTACTTGGTAGTCTAAATAAAATGAAAGGATATCACCTACATATGCCACAGTATCTAACATCAAAGAACCAAAAGAGTTAGCGCTAAAGTCACGAAACTGGTTGGGGTAGTAACGCTTTGCGTAGTCAACCAAGTCGCCCTTAATGGTAGTAAAATCCCTGCTAGTGTAGTCTATTGCTGGCTTAATTTTGTCTGCCATCTATTTTCCCTCGCCTTGCACAGTTTCAACCAATCTTAATACGTCATCCATATTTAGCCCTCTTATAGAATATTCCAACTCAATAAATAAAGTATTATTGAGATTATCATCTTGCAATTGTGATGTTCTGGGCTTCTTTGTCACATTTATCTTGTTAATTACAACCTCTGGCAAGTACCGTGCGACTTGCTCCTTTATTCTTTGAACTATATCAAATTCTGGTGTATTTTCAAATAGAAATCTTTTTAGACCCACGCCATAGCTAGGCAACATCACTCGTTCACCGGGACCAGTTAGCATAAGCATCTTTAGCTTTTGTTTAGTATTTTGCTTTACGGTGCGCGTAAGACCGTAAAAACCCTCAATCGGATCTCTGTATAATGGGATTTTTGCATCTAAACCAACACCAGCCATATTCGTTCCCTCTTAATAAGTAGTCTTTTTAAAAATTACTATTCCCCACATTCTTGACTAGATTCCAAATTATTTTGTCTATCAGCATCGGTAGACGGGTTTTGCCCATCTAACAACTTAGCGATGATGCCAATAGGGGTAAGAGGTCCAGGTAGAAACCAAGGTGTTCTCCAAGTTGGGTCTGCGGTATTTGCTAAAGATTTCATCAATGCATCCAAGATTAACATAAAATAATTTATGTTTGAGCTATTTGCAATATCTGGGCTAAAGTTAAGATTTTTATAAAAATCAGGATCATTAACTCTGTTAGCTATATTGATTAAAGTTGCTAATGATTCTTCTAATAAAACTATGGTTCGATTAAATAAGTTGTTAAGTTCAGGATACTGACTTTCAATCGTCTCTGCTGTTAATACAGAAACATACGAAAGAATGCTTTTGTATTCAAAAGTTTTTATAAATGATTTAAATAATGGGCTAGCGCTTAAATCAGTTTTGGGTATGATACCTTTATTCGCGACGACCTCTTTTAAGTTTATTAAACTTGAAGGTGTATTGCCTATGTTTTCTATTATTTCAACCAAAGGCACCTTAAAGAAATAGTTATCTGTTTCTTCCTCACGCATAATATATTGTCGATTGAGTGCGGTTTTTAAAAAGCCCTCATCGTATTCATCACCATTTGTATTTACAATTAGTCCTAGATATTTTCCCAGTATATCTACATCAGCATCCTCTCCACCGACTAAAGGCAGAGGTATAAGTACATTTAAAGAATAGTAGTATTCTAGCGCAGAAAACACCTTATTAGATAAGAAAATCTCTTGATTGATCGTGTTTCCAAAGCTACCAAGAGAAGAAATAATCTTTTGCCAATCAGCCTCGTTGTATTCCTCTGTACCGTCTATTAAAGCTTTTATCTCGTTAGCATAACTAAGGAAGTCTGGTCCTCTTACGGTGTCCCCTGGTAGAGCATCGGGTGCCTTTATGTCATTATCGTTTTCGCCGCTTTTTTGAAACAATCCCCAACGATAGTCTCCTTCAGTGTTTGGGACTCGATTCCATTCTTGAGTGCTTTGTTCAAGAATAGGATTGCCCAGAAAATCTAACTGCCCTGATGGAGCACCAACAACCTCGGTAAGTTGATATTGAGTTGGTTCAAATCTGCTTTTATCAAGTTTGCCACGATAATTCAATACTGAAGCAATCGCTCCCTGTGTATCTTCGTTTTCGCTGGCCTCTTTCACGAGTTTGGCAAAATTTTCAAAACCCAATGTTAAGTTGCCGTCGCCCCCTGGTAACCCGTTGGATTTCAAAGTGCTTCGTATTTCATCAGTAAACCCAGGAGCGTAAAACATTGCCAATTTGGGATCAGAACCGTAGCCTATTAACTGTTTGTAAAACTTAAACGCACGGGTTTCAATGCCATTTTTATCAAATTGCGCATTTGGGTCTCCAACTGTTTTCTTTACAACTTCTACTATTTCATTGATTGTAAACGCATTACCGCCGTATTTGTGCTGGACGTTATACCCTTCCTCAATGAAGAAACCGCCATTTCTCAAGCGTGCGTCGTTGGTATAAAAGCCTTTTGGAATAGTGACCACTTTTGTTGCAAAATCCAAGCTTTTGATCTCTGGTGGTCCATATATATTTTCTGTGATAAGATTTGTTATCACTTGGCTTGATATGTTTTGTGGAGAATCGGTATTGAATTCCTCATTTAAAGTTTTATATTCACCCTCATCATAAGAAATACTTATCTTTTCTTTTATTTTACTTTGAATTTCCTTCATATTCTTTCTGGACATTTCCAGAACAGTCTCGTAGTTTGTCAAAGGAGGTTCAGGCTCGATTGGTAAACCTTGCTTTGCTGCGTATATCTTGCGAGAATAATCACGAATTGCCGCTAAAGGAGATATTCCATCAGCATTAATATCCCTTGTCAAATATAGCTCTACTTTCTTTATCAAATACTCGTAATAGAATGATGGGCTGTCTTCCTCGGGTAGCAATGCTTCGACGCCATACACAGAGAAAACTAATAAACTTTTAAGGAATTCTTGTATAGTTACAACACGAGTGATAGTTTCTAGAATCGCATTTATCTGGACCATTTCAGATGCTGATGGAACTGCAGTAAAATTAACTTTGCATTGAATAGCCTTCATATTATCTTCCATTTCATCCAAAATAGGTTGATATGCGAGCAACGAAGGGTCACAAACATTTAATTTTGTTAACTGTAATTTATCAAACTTGCTGGTTTTAAATAGGTCTTGCGTGGCTATGAACTCAGCGTGTTCTTGTATGGTCTGCTGTAAAAGTTCACCAAAAAATACAAGCCCTTCGATCATTTCACTCTTTACGGCTGCTGCATAAGGATTCGACATATCCGTTGAAATTATTAGATTAGACAACTTGGTGTAATCATTATCTTCCAAAGAGTGATCTACAAATACAGCATTGGGGCCAAAAGAGAAACGTGCTGTTTTAGGAGGAACACCATTTCTCTCTTCTATATCGTAATTTAACAATAAATTAACTGATTGTCCCTGACCAGTAGTTGCCGCTGTGGTTGTAATCTCAATAAAATTATCCCCTTCGTTTGTCACCGTTTGGATACCAAAGTTTTGAGATACTAAAACATTGTAGACCTTGGATGCAACAATATTATTATTTGCTAAACTCTGATTTAATGCGTTGGCATTTAAAGGGGCCACGCCATTGCCAGACAAACCATAAAGCTGGGACATTGCACCAGCGACTTGAGCAGATGCTGCTTTAAATTTATCCTCTTGGCCACCCATCTTTAATATAGATTTATAAAACCCTAAGTCTTGCTCAAATTGGTTATCAACACCTTGGAGCATTTTATCCATAAGCTGTTCCATTAGGAACTTTTCACTAGAGTGCTGTTGATCCTGAAATATAGGAGGCAATGGAGAAAGATCTGCCTCTGGTCCACAGAAAAGTGGTGGTGTTGTGGTCACATCAACCAAATTTAATAAGTTGTCTAAAAGGTTTCTAGCTATAGCGTCCTCTTGGTTCAATAAACTTTCTATAGCCCCATTAGTCGCTTTGTCTTTTAGATCTTCAATTAAAGCGTCTTTTTTAATCGGGCCACATAAATCAGCTAGGGCTTTTTTAGTTTTTTCAAGACGGTCCAAAGCCTCAAAACATAAACTTTTATCAATGAGATTGCCCAAGACAAAGAATAAGTGCCCCAGGTTGCCAATATTACCTATGGCCATTTTCAAAGGCTCAAACTTAGGTGTAGAAAGCAAACCATACCAGACCTTCTCTAATAAATAATTTCTATTGCTGTCCGGACTTATAAGACTGCAGATTTCAGATAGTGTTAAGAACTCTGACAATGCGTCCATAAAATCTTTTATCATTGCCTCATCGACAGCGGTAAAGTCTGCCCATTCTTTATATGGGTTGCCATCACTTTTATCAATAAAGCCAGTTAATAAATTTGGTTCAATCGGGAATGCTGGCACCAAACCTTCTGGTATTGAGTTATCAAATGATTCCACTCCCATATTTGCAAAATCTGAGGTACTGCTTCCCTCGCATAACTCTGCTATCTCATCTAGGATATTCTTAATAAGCAATAAGATAAACTGCTCAACAAACTCTAGAACGACTGTTTTTAATACTTGCGCCCAATCGGTGGTTAATGTGGTTACAACAAATGCCTCGACCGTATCTTCGACCTTTTCTAGAAATTCTTTTGCAGGATTTATAATTTTATCTTCAATAACGTCTGTCAAAGCATTTTTAATATCATCGCCAAGAGCGTCTGGGTCGGTTTCCATTAACCTAGCGTATTTAACCAAAAGAGCTATAGCGGCTGGAAATGCAGCTAAAATAACTGTGCGTATAATGTCCCTATAGGTTAAATCACTGTTGATTGTGTTGATTATTTCATTTCTTACTGCAGGGGTAAGATTGCTGGTATCTTGAGTCTTTTCAACCAAATAAGCTTTAAGTTCTCCGACTGCTTTTGTACCTTCTCCACCCGCTACTTTGTCCAACTCCTTCACTATCGTCACTATATCATCTAAAGTGGCTTTTCCTAAGATTGCGTCACAAATCATCCCCTTGATATCAGCTAAAGACATAGCCTTAAGCAAACAGGATATAGCCGCCTCTACGATTTGTGTAACTGGAACCACATTGACAACCGTATTGTACAGATCATCTATGGTTTGAATATTCTCACGATTTTTAATAAGTTCCAAGAAAGCGTTGTCACCCACTTGATTATATTTATTTTTAACCGAGTTATAAACTTCTAGCTTTTGTTCTTCTCTCAGATTCTCGCGAGCTAAATCGTCATTAGACTTATATTTTACTTCGCCATTATTATATACTTTTTTAGCTAAAACTGGGTTTGGCTGCTTTGTTGGCACAGGAACCATAAACTTATCAACAAACTCAGAGAGATCAAAATCATCCCCATTATTGCGATAAAATAACTCAATCGCTGTAGCGTTAAAGATAAGACCTTTGAAAGCATCATCTGTATTAATATTAAAATGTTTTGGGGGCGATCCAAACCAATGAGCTTTGTTTCTAGTGGCTGGCTCTTCAAATATAGCCGCGCTCTTAAAAGCATATGTATTTCTGCTTGTTAGTGAGAACTCATACTCGATTTTCGCGGCTTTGCTAAATTTCTGTAGACCGTCTATTGGGTCTCCCCATTTCGCAGCGCGTAACTCGTGGTAATGTTTCCTGACATAGATTCTTAAAGACTCAAAGTCATAAGCGTAGCTAGTTTTGGCTAAACTGTTTTTTGTAGCACATAATTTTAAAATTCTTGATAAAATTCTAAGAGTGTTATTATCTTTTTTTCTAACAAAATTAAAATAGTTATATGTCTTTACCATATCTGGATTAGGTGCGTCTGCGGCTTTTCTCAGTGCATCATTCACTTCAGGCATTTCTATACCAAGCACTTGTAGCTTTAACATCCCGGGTTTACCAGTGGTTATATAAAATCTACGTGTTACAATTAACCTGTTCTTGATCTCTATAGCGGCCTCTGCAACTTCTTCGCTATCTTTGCTTTCAAAACCGTAATAAGAGAGATAGACGTTTACAGCATCATTTTTTACTTTATCCAAAAAGGAAGGACTCTTTAACGAATCGGGTGAAAAGATAGATGTATCGTTAGGCGATGGGGGGCCTTCTGGCATTTCGATATTTCTGTTAACAATCAATTGAATTGTTTTCTCAGCGCCCTTATTCTTTACTATATCGTCCATCCAAGACTTAACTTCGCTAAAAGGCAAAGTGGGTGCGCTTGACTGATCTTGAGGAATCAAAAAATCAGATGCTTCAGGTTGAGATAGATAAGAGAAAGGCTTATTTTTGTACCATCTTTTTACCATTTTATAAATCCGTTTAGCTTACTTTTACTCGACCACTGCTTGGCTCTTTTGTACCAAATGCAGTAACAGAGGTCATTTCAGCGGTTGCGAGTCCAAGCTTGTTCATAATACCATCTTTTTTAGAGGTTATTAATTGACAAGCAGTTGCTTTAGTTCCTGCTGCAAGCAATGATGGACTAAAGGGTGTCTCTCCGTTGATTAGGGCATAAGGGTTGCCATAAGCGCCTATACCTAAAAATTGTAACATAGGGTCTGGGTGAGTGTGTGAGGCAATTTGAGCATTATATTCAACTTGATAAGTCATAAAAGAATCGAGCACAGAGTTTAAATCATCTATCTTTTTTAAAATATTTGCGATTTGTTCTCTGGAGGTCTCTCCCTTAACCACCGACTGAATATTGCTATCATCGTTTCCAGCTATTATATCAATACTGGGGATCGTCCTTATCTTTGCACCAAAGGAATTCTGCTTGTCTGTTTTAGTTACAATCTTTATCCCTTCTCTGCCTATTATTCTTACTGCGTCTGACTTAATCGCCACCGCTGCTCGACCCATAGAACTACCCACACTGCCAGCTTTTATATTAAAATTAGTATCTACATCAGTTTTCTGGCTTACATAAATGCGAGAAGCGTC